TACAGGCAGATTATAGTCAGCTAGAGTTTAGAGTAGCCGCACAACTATGTGGTGATGAAAATATGTTGAAAGATATATTAGATGGTAGTGACGTACATAGGTACACTGCATCAATTATATTTGACAAACCAGAAAAAGATGTTACAAAGGAAGAAAGGACTATGGCAAAGGCTCATACATTTAAACCCTTGTATGGGGGTGTCACAGGTTCACCAAATGAAACAGCATATTATAAAGCTTTTGTAGAAAAATACCCAAAGTTAGGAGAATGGCATGAAAATATACAAACTGAAGCTATATCGACAGGTGTTGTTGCTTTGTATACTGGTCAGCAGTTTGCTTTTCCAGATACTAGACGTCTTGCTAGTGGTGTTGCGTCGAACGCCCCTGCAATCAAAAACTACCCTGTACAAGGTCTTGCAGGGGGTTGCATTATGCCGTTGGCACTTATTAAATTACAATATCAGATTAACCACAAAAAGTTACGCTCTCTTATTATTAATACGGTCCATGACTCCGTTGTAATTGATGTATTTCCTGGTGAAGAGGACACTGTAGCTAAAATTGCATACGACTCTATGACAGGCGTAACTGATTTGTTTGAGAATATGTACAATGTAAAGTGGACAGTGCCACTAGAAGTTGACATAGAGATTGGAAAAGATTGGTTAAATATGAAAGAAAAAAATATATTATGTTGACACCCTTGACATTATCGTGTACAACATATAAATCTAAAGGTAGTAGAAAAGGAGAAACCTATATGAATAGTTTACCTACAATAAAAAAAGATATAAATTTCAATGACATAGCAGATGTTATTGGTCAAACTACAGTTGATGGGCCAAGCATGGCTCACTCTATTTTAAAAATAAATAGAGACCACGAAGATGATGATGGAAGACAAATTCCTGCAGGCTCTTGGACAACTATGGATATGGATGGAAACGTCGTATATTCTAGAGATGTCAAGTTACAAATATTCTTGCAGAGATTCCAATATCAACAATATGACCCTGACGCAGGTGAAACAGTTAACAAGTCAATCATGGCCAAGAATCTTTTTCCTAACACAGAGATTCCAGATTGTCTTGGCACTATGCGTTGTGGTTCTGTCCCTCTCGCAAAGAGGGATTCACTAACTGGAGATGATGCCATTCGCCAAAAGCAGACATCATGTTACAGGATGCTATACGGTAAGGCATCCCTAGCAAATGCGGTCGATGCTGATGGTAAAGATGTTGGGGATGTCATCGTTCCTGTTCTTTGGAGAGCTAGGGGAGCAAACTTTATGCCTCTGTCTGAAACACTAGACTCTTTGTCATCACAGAAAAAACCTTTTATCTTTTATAATTTAAGTGCTACACTTACTAAGAAGAAGAAAGGTAGTAATGTGTACTACGTAGCGGAGTTTGCTGTAGACAAGCAGGCATTGGAGTTTACCCCTGCCGACCAAGAACTACTTCACTATTTCTCTGATTTAGTGGATAAAGAGAACAAATATGTCATGGGACAGCATGATAAAGCACTACAAAGTAAAGGTATCATTGTTGATGCGTCAATGAATGATGATACAATCGTAGACGATGCAATCACTGACATAGACAGTGCTCTTGATGATGATTTGAACAACCCTGAGTTGATGGTCAGCGGATGAACATTCATCAAGCCAAATTGCTTTCATTCTTATCTAAAGCAGCAAATGGGGGGGCAGAAATGCCCTCTCAACTTCTAGAGGAGTTTGGGGATTTAGCTAAGAAAGCCTTGCAGAAGCATTTCACTAAGCAAGATATATTAGATGAAGGCTTTAGATTAAGAATGAGCAATATTGGCAAACCTCTTTGTCAATTACAGATGCAAGCACGAGGGGAGGAAGAAGAACCCAATGATTATAGTTTTAAAATGCGTATGATTATTGGTGATATTCTAGAAGCAGTGCTTATAACTTTAATTAAGGCATCTGACATAGAGGTAAAAAATATTCACAAAAAAGTTGAGTTACAAGACAAAGATATAGATGTCAAAGGTGAGTTCGATATAGAATTATCTGATGGCATCTATGATATTAAAACTGTATCACCATATGCATTCGACCATAAGTTTAGTGTGGACAATGCATTTGAAAGTATAAAAAGCAGTGACACCTTTGGTTATGTATCTCAAGGTTATGGTTATGGAGTTGCGGCAGGCAGACCATTTAAAGGGTGGATAGCTCTTAACAAATCTACAGGTCAAATAGCTTTTGCAGAAGCTCCAGATGATAAGAAGCAAAAGAAAGAGGTTGTAGATGCTATCAAAAAAACTCATAGGACCATTCATAATGGAGAACCTTTTAAAAGATGTTTCACCGACGTTGAAGAGACTTATTATTCAAAACCTACAGGAAACAGAATCTTGGGATTTGAATGCTCTTACTGCCCATACAAGTTTTCCTGTTGGGAAAACCTCGAATATAGACGCCAACTCCCCAGCAAAGGAAAAAACCCAAAGTGGACTTGGTATACAACAATATCTGATGAGTGGCGTAACACTGCAGATTAAGTATGGGGATGACAATGTCAAAAACTTTAAACTCAAGAGGTACGAAGCGGAAGATTTTATACAACAAATCCAGAGTGGTGAGGCGTTCCCCTGCATCAGAAGCGAAGAAACCTCAACGTACATCCCTATCAAAACCGTCAAAGAGATACGTATTGAAGAAGAAAATGTCCCCAAGGACATCAAAAGCAAAGGGTAGAAGATTACAAACCTGGGTAGCAGACAAACTACTTTCTGTATTTAAAAACTTAACTAGTTTAGATGTTAGGTCAACTCCAATGGGAGTCAATGGAGTAGATGTGCAATTATCTACTGCCGCCTTTAAAAAATTTTCTTATGATATAGAGTGTAAGAATACAGAAAGAACAAAAACAATTTATAATTATTATGAACAAGCAATTTCACACAATAATAAGGGCGAACCTTTATTAATAATAAAAATGAATAGACAGAAACCCTTGGCAATCGTAGATGCCGAACATTTTATAGAGATGGTCTCATGCAAAAACTTAAAACAATAACATTAGCTGAAGGAGATTCAGCCTTAATAATTAGAACTGTTAAAGAAGATGAAGCGTATGATGTAGAAATACTTCATCATTTTCCAAATAAAAAAGATATGAGTGATGATGAAGTAGCTTTTTATACTTTACTATTGCGTGGCATGGCAGACTATGCTATGAATAATCCAGAGTCACTAATAGAACAAGGTCAGTTAAGTTTTTCAAGAGATTTTAATCAATTACATACCATACACTAAAGGAGGAGTTATGTCAGAGCAATTACATTTTAATGGTATATATAAGCAAGATGATGGAGATGAGGTTAATAGTCCCTTTCATTATCGACAAGGAAATATAGAGTGTATAGAAGCAATGAAAGCGATGTTAGGGGATGGTTTTGAATATTATTTACAAGGTGCTATATTAAAGTATCTGTGGAGATATCACTACAAAGGTAAGCCTGAGCAAGACTTACAGAAAGCACATTGGTATCTTGAATTACTACAAGAAACTGTTAGGTCTAATAATGTCAACTCAAACGGTAAAGGTTAAAATAAGTATTATAGCTAATGTGGATGTGGAGGAGTTCACACCAGATAGAGAAGAACTGCCAATCATGTTAGAAGAAGCAGTAGAAGATTTAATACATGAATTTTCTGGAATAGATGCAAAAGATGTAAGTGTAAGTTATTAAAGGAGAAAAGTATGAATAACGCATTACCAACTGATTATCAAAATTTTATAGCTATCTCACGTTATGCACGTTGGATGGATGACCAACAACGTAGAGAAACATGGAGCGAAACTGTGACTCGATATGTAGACTTTATATCTAGTAAAGCTAACATAGATTATGATACCACAGAACAGATATGGGATGCTATATATAGTCTACAAGTGATGCCAAGTATGAGAGCTTTGATGACCGCTGGACCTGCATTAGAAAGAGATAATACTGCAGGCTATAATTGTGCTTATCTTCCTGTTGATGATATGAAATCATTTGATGAAGCTATGTATGTACTATTATGTGGAACTGGTGTAGGGTTTTCTGTAGAAAGAGACAAGATAAATAAACTACCAGAGATACCACATACCTTATACGACAGTGATGACATTATTGGTGTACACGATAGCAAAGAGGGATGGGCAAAAGCTTTACGTAAATTAATAGCTTTACTGTATGCAGGAGAGATACCGTCTTGGGATTTATCTAAAGTAAGACCTGCGGGTGCTAGACTAAAGATATTTGGTGGTAGAGCATCTGGACCAGGCCCACTAAATAATCTATTCACATTTACTGTAAATTTATTTAAAGAAAATAAAGGTAAGAAACTTTCTAGCTATGATTGCCACAGTTTAATGTGTAAGATTGGTGAAGTAGTTGTATCTGGGGGTGTGCGTAGAAGTGCCATGATATCTTTATCTAATTTATCTGATATACGAATGAGACATGCTAAAACAGGTAATTGGTGGGAAACTGCACCTCACATGGCGTTGTCTAATAACAGTGTTGCGTATACAGATAAGCCAGATTCTGAAACTTTTTTAAGAGAGTGGACTTCACTTGTAGAGTCTCGCTCTGGAGAAAGAGGTATATTCAATAGAGTAGCCGCACGTAAGCAGGCCATGAGTTATGGTCGTAGAGACCCACAACACGATTTTGGATGTAACCCCTGCAGTGAAATCATCTTGCGTCCCTATCAGTTCTGTAACCTCACTGAGGTGGTAATTAGAGAGGGAGATGACTATAATGCTATTTGTCAGAAAGTAAAGATAGCTACTATACTTGGAACAGCACAAGCTACACTGACAAACTTCCCATATTTAAGAAAGATATGGAAAAAGAATACTGAAGAAGAAAGACTACTTGGTGTATCTTTGACAGGTATTATGGATAACATTATGATGAGTGGGCAAACCCCACTACACAGAGAAAAGTTACCTAGTATTCTTGAAAGTCTTAGAATGACAGCAGTAGAAACTAATATAGAATATGCTAAAAAGTTTAACATTCCTGCAAGCACTGCTATAACTTGTGTTAAGCCAAGTGGTACAGTGTCACAATTATGCAACAGTGCATCAGGTATCCATGCTAGACATAGTAGATTTTACGTGCGTACAGTTCGTGGAGACAACAAAGACCCACTTACACAGTTCATGCAAAATCAGGGCATACCTAATGAGCCTTGTGTTATGAAACCAGAGACAACAACTGTATTTAGTTTTCCAATGAAGTCACCAGACTCTTGTGTTACTAGGCATCATATGTCTGCTATAGAACAACTAGAGATGTGGCTAATATATCAAAGGAATTGGTGTGAGCATAAGCCATCTGTAACTGTATCTGTTAAAGCTGACGAATGGGTTGATGTAGGTGCATTCGTGTACAAAAACTTTGATGAGATGTCTGGTGTATCTTTTTTACCTTATGATGACCATGTGTATCAACAAGCACCATATCAAGATATGATATCAGCAGAACAATCTTGGGAACTTGGTGTATCTACACATGCACCGACAGGAAAAGATGTACCATTTACAGTTGAGCACTACAATGCTATGAAAAGAAATATGCCTGCCTCAATTGATTGGACTAAGCTAGCTGACTTTGAAAAAGAAGACACTACAAAGTCATCCCAGACTTTTGCATGTAGTGGAGATTCATGTGAGATTGTTGATATAGGAGCTTGACATGATAAAGAAAAACATTAAGTTCTTTTATAGAGGTCGTAAAGACTTTTACAAAGTAGAAGAAATAGGAAACAGAAAACACCATGTGTCTAATCCTTTTCCTGCAGAATCAGATAAAGGAAAAGAATGGCAACGTGGATTTAACAGTAGTTATTTTATAAATTTAAAAAGGCAGAAAGCTCATGAACAAACTAGGAAAACTAGAACCCAATAAATGCGATAGAAAAAAGTTTGACCTGGATTTAAAATACGGCAAGATACGAGAAGAAAAAATAGCAGAGATGCTATTAGATGGTAAAATTGAGATTAAATCGGAGAAAGATATATGGCAAAAGTCAGGCAATTTATGTATCGAGTATGAAAGTTACGGAAAGCCCTCAGGCATCAAAGCTACAGAATCTGATTACTGGTTTCACAATCTATGCATTGGAGATGATATATACGCAACTATTGTTTTTAAAACAGATACTCTACGTAAAATTATTGATTCTCTGGATTATGTTAAGACTGTGAGCGGTGGAGACAACTATGCTTCAAAGATGTATTTACTAGATATACAAAAGTTATTCTCATCCGATGTAATAAAAACATTTAAAGATACACAAGGTAATGAATAAATGGAAAAGATACATTATTGTATAGGATTGCCCCGAACTTGCTCTACAGTTTTGATGAGGTTGTTGAGTCAAAATCCTAAAATATTTACATCTAATACTTGCCCCCTTCCGTATTTTGTTGATGGATGTCATACAAAAGTGATTTCACAACGTGAAGTGCTTGCTATGGATGTAGACCTATATAATAAAGCGTATGTAAATTTTTTATATGGTGGCATAAAATCTTGGTTCGAGACTTTAACAGATAAACCCGTAGTAATCTCAAAATCAAAAATGTGGGCTGCTTTTTTTCCTCATACTTTTGCATTTGATGCTACCTCAAGGTATTTAGTTCTTGTAAGAGATTTAAGAGATATATTCTGTTCTTATGAAACTCAGACTTGGAAACGCCCTACACTAAATGAAGGATACCAAAAAGTTTTTGAAGAAAGAGTAAAAGATATGACTGACCCCGATGCATCTTATAAACTAGGACCGTGGCTTCTTAGAATACCTCACATTATGGAAACAGCTAGAAAACATCCTAGAAATTTTATGTTTATTAGGCAAGAAGACTTTACTGCTTATCCTAAAGAACATTTAAAAGATATATATAAATTTATAGAAGAAAAAAACTTTGAGCATGACTTAGATAATCTTCCAGATGCCCCATACTACGAACATGATGCCGTATATCAACAACCAATATCTCATAAAGTAAGAAAAAAATTAGAGGACATACAACCTAGATGGCCTCAAATTCTTACAAAAGAAGAGTCTAATTATTTCATTGATAAATTTAAATGGTATTATGAATTGTTTTATCCAGAGGAATTAAAGTAAAATGTTAACAGATAGAGAGGTAAAAGAAATATGTCAAAAACAATCAGAGGAAGCTTACGGTATGTTCTTATGGTTTTGCAAGTGGTTTTCGTATTACTGCTTGTTTATTCTT